ATCGAGAGCGGGCATACTACAAGCACTCTGTTTATCACACCTTGTTTCATAAGAAAGTCTGATGCCCATATGGCACTTGCAGTCTTACCTGTACCTTGTTCGTTGAAACAAAATCCTTTCTGGTGTAAAGTAAGGAATGATGCTGTCGAAACTTGGTGGTCAAATGGTTTGTATCTTCCTGTCCATGTGTATTTTGCTTCTATGGGTGATGGTGATTTTATACCTAGCTGATTCAGGCTCCTTGCCTCTTCCAAACCCCAGTTAACAACTACTTGGTTGTCACCCACAGCTTTGCTTTTAGGTATAGCATTTATAACTTTATCAGGGTCACGTAGCCGTAACAGTAAAGCCTTGTTGTCTATTATTTGCATTTCTCTTTCTCATTTCTTCTTTTTCTTTTTTGCCTTGCTAGGTAAGATACCTTTGTTAACGGCTCTGGCTCTTTCGCTAAACCCTAACTTCTTACCTTGCTTGATCTTCTTTTTTATAGTTTCTACTCTAGCTACCATTACGTTTTACTTTTTTCTTCTTGGTCTTTAGCACAGACTGTATTGTCTTTGCTTGTTTCGCATGAGTCTTTGACGCTTTGCTTAGACCCTTTGCTACTTTCTTTAATTTGTTTTGTATCTGTCTAGTCATTTTTTCTTGGTCGCCCCCTTTTTCGCTTCGTGTTTGGCTCTGAGTTCTTGCTTTGCCCTTTTTGCGATGGCGGCTTGCCTTGGCTTTCCTGCGACTTTGGCTCTTTGCTCCACCACAGTAAGGATTTGAATCTTCCTAGCATACGGCTTATTGATGCGCTTAACCTTACGAGCAGTTGCTTGGGCATCTGCCACAGTGGCAAATTTAATAGGGACTGTATCTTTGGGGTTTTCATCTGTGTATAATCTCCTGTCTGATCCTTTTGGCTTCTTACCTGTTCCGACTTTGGGGTCTCTCTTTTTCATTTCTTTTTCTTCTTCTGTCCGTTTCTTGCTCTGTTCTTCGAGGGGCTTTCTAGCCTTGTGCCATCTTTGTTTGAGCCACCTTTACTTAACATCTTATTATGTGACACATCTTTACCTTTACGACTGATGCCTTTTTTATCATAGGCTCTCCTAGCACGTTGACGCTCCATTCTGTCAGGGTGTTCGCCACGCTCTTTCTGCTTCTTATATTCTTTCTTGTAGGGTCTAGGTGACTTCGTGTACGGCATCAATTACTCCCATTGTATACGCACTCTACGACGGCACAGTGTCTACGGCATAATCCACTAGGTCGTGCGTTCCATGTATCGTTATCATGTGCAACTTGCATACGATTAAAACTAGCTAACCATTTATCCCATAGGTCTGTCAACATATCTATTGTGTATTTTGCTTTTATAAACTTATTGGCAATCACGTACATCAAAGCCGCGTTGACTTGCTCTACTTCAGGAAAGTGCTTAAATGTAGCCATAGCCATAAGTTCTAATTGTCCTTTGTCTGCGTACTCTGCGCTTCGTCCAGTCTTATAGTCTACCACCCATGCTTTTGTGCCGTCAACTATTACTAAATCTGCTATGCCACGCCACCACACGTTCTTGTCCTTAAAAGTACAAGGCTCAAGCTCTGCGGTCAGACCCATACGCATTTCTGTAAACTTGTTACCCTGCTTACGCTTAAGTGCCTCCAGGGGGCCTCTGAGAAAGGCAAACCTATCTGGTATTGGTGTGTCATCACTTATGAAGTCCTCCGCTACAGCGTGTAACTCTGTGCCATAACGCATAGCTTCTGTGTATGGCTCTTTATAGTCCTTTGCTATTTTCATGTGGTAGAACTGCTTGGGGCATTGTTCAAATGCCTTTATTCTACTGTATGACCACGGTGCTACGCTCATTGAGGGTTTTTCTTATCTTTTATATTTACTACGTTATTGTCCTCGTAATCTTCACTTTTGAAAGGAGGAACACCTTCTGGTAACTTATCACCTACCTTTAAATCGTGTAGGTTATACTTTTCTATATATCTTTTTAATTGTTTACTTTGTCCTGTAAGCGAGGAGTCACTTAATTCATCAGTAGGAGTTCTAACGTAGTATACAGGTTTTTCTACCCAGTTTATACGTGCATTGAGTTCAGGTAGTCCAATATCATCGTTAAATAATCCTAGTGATAACTCTGACGAACACTCCTTACAAGTGAACTCTATGACAACTCCGTCTCTCCCGTGTATTTTATTAGGCATAGAAACCTTACCCATAGATAGTTGTAACGATTTACAGATAGGGCAATGTATGAAATCATCCCTTGTCCGTACGACTTGTTGGCGCATATCCATATAATATTCATCACTCATTCACATTCTCCATAAGATTTGCCTTTACCCGATTCGCAATCTATCGGTAAACCCTCTGCCCATTCTGGTGGCTGACGCATACATTCTTCGATGTATTCTTGTGCCTCGTCCACTTCCTCGTCTTTAACACAACACGCAATACTGTCATGTACTGTCAAGACAACTCTATACCTCTTTGCTATTTGTAGCATTTGTTCTCCAATTATGCAACGAGCTATGGCTTGGCACACATTCTCTATTATTTTACCACCATATATCCGCACACGACCACGCCTTGTCTTGTAGTCAAACTCCACGCCTTTGTCCGTAGTAGTAAATCGTAGATCGTCGTAACGTAAATGTAATCCAGAGGGCAGAAGTATCTTACCATCTTCTACAAACAAGACACCATACAAACCAAACGTGTTACCATCTTTCAGGAATAACTGAGCATCACGCCACAGTTTATTTATCTTGTGATTTGTTTCTCTGTATATCTTTATTACACGTCGTGCTTCATGTAGTTCCATGTCGAATCCAAATGTCTTGAGTTGGTCTTGGAACTTCTGCGCCCCCATGCCATACCCTGCACCCAATATTGTAGTCTTACCGACAAACCTCTGGTCTTTGGTAACATCGCTCTCCGCTACACCGTATATGCGTGATGCCATTTTCTTGTATACATCTTCGCCCTTGGCGAACGCTTGGGTCAAATCGTCTTGTTCGGCAAGCCATGCCAACACTCTTGCCTCTATTTGCGCAGAGTCTGCGTCTATTATAGAGTATCCTTGTGGTGCAATTATGCCACGCTTTAGCATGTTTGCGTTCGCTCCACGGCTCGGCAAGTTCTGTAAATTTATCTTATCATCACCACCCCAACGCCCTGTGTGAGCCGCGTAATACCTAACAGGCACAGGTAATAAGCCACGTTTGGCTATGTCGATGAACCTTTGTGTTCGTGTTTCTTCAAGTGTGCTTTTATTACCCAACCTGGCTGCAACAAGTGATTGGACTCTCTCGTCCTGATGTGTTAACAGGTGTTTAAATCCTTCGTCTGACTTCGCAAAAGCCCATGTCTCTTTACCCGTGGTGGGGCTTATCTTCTTAGGAGGTGATACATCATACGCAGCAAGCAGCTTCGCAAATTTATCATTACTCATCAGATCTTCTTTAGACGCACGAGCGTCCATCAAAAGTTCTTCTTTACGTTGACGTGTTTGGCTGAGATGATCTTCCAGTAAATCTAGATCCAGATCCAAAACAGGCTCTACAAACATACGTAGTGATAAGTCAATAAGCTTAAGTTCTTTCTTTGGAAAGCCTCTTGCCATGATTGTAAACAAGTCGTATGTCAAGTCCACATCATTGACAGCATAGTCGCCCAAACGTCCTAGTTCTTCGTCGGTAAGATCTTGTCTGTGTTTATCAAGGGTGTTCTGTATTTCGTCGCCCTTCTTACCTACGCCATATTTTTGTGACAAGGCTTTTAGTGAAACACTGGTTTCAACTCCGTCTACGGCTCTCGCTATACAAACTGTATCAGTATAAGCGCGAGGTTTAATATCAAATATCCAAGAGAGGATAGCACCATCAAACATAGTATTGTGAGCCAATACCATCGACCTATCCCAGTCGAATGTTTGTAAGAATGTCTTAAGTTGTTCCTGTGTACCACTTGCCCACTCCGTTTCTCCGTTGTTTACCTTTATGGCGACCCCAAGAACTTCGAACCTAGGATCGCGTACGTATTCTTCTGTCGTCAGTTTCTTTAGAGAATACTCTTTGTTGTAGTATGTTTCAAAATCAAGAGTTATTAAGTCCACTACGCTTCTCCTTTACAGCACACTCGTATTCAATACCAACGTACGCCATGTTATCTACATAATGATCTCTCTTCAACGGACTTGTCT